GTTGGAGCCATAAATTAATAAAAAGCAGAAAAACAAAATAAATAATAAAATAATTTTAACGTTTTACGGAGCCCGGCAGAAGGGCCCCGTCTTACTAAATTCATTTCGGCACCACATGCGAAAAGCCGCACGCGGTACCACGAGGACAATCACGTCCACGTTCAGTGAAGCGACACATAGGTAATGGACGAACAGGTGCAACAGCCAAAGGCGGTGTAACTGTACGCGGCGCGACATGTGAATAAACACAAGTGTCGCCTAACGGACAGGTTTCACCACGTTTGGTAAAATTACACGTGGGTTGTTTTGGTTTGCATTCCTTGCAAAAACCTTTTTCGTCCTTCTTATGATTACAATAATGTACCTTAGGTTTTGGGGGAAGATGAATCTCACCTCGATACACTGCAGCCACCTGTACTTCGGGGACCACAGGCATGATGTTACCGATGTTCATCTCTGCATAGTTATTGGCAGCCAATAAACGATTTTGGTAGGCGCAAACCTCACTAGCAGGGATGCCGAACATCTCAGCAACGATGTGATTCATTCGATGGTAATTTTCACTAGGTGGATAAGGGTCAATATACTTGGTCCAATATGATATATCTCGTTGAGTGAGTGCATCATATCGCTGACGGTCACGATCAGTTAACGGGCAAAATCGGAGAACTTGTTTTGCCCAAGCACCCAAAATTGGAGTATTAGAATCTGTGATCATCATACCCTCGGCTTTTCGAGCTAAAATCACCTCATCAGGAACAGTTTTAGGTGTTCCTGATAAATGTAATTTGCCCAATTGTCGAGGGACGTCAGCCATGGACTCAGTTGTAGTCCAGGGATCTAAAAACACACGGCCTAAAAAGCCCACAAAATCACCAGGTTTACGAACCTCAAGTTTGAGAACCAAACCCAATTTCTTTGAGACACGTTGATACATGTCTACATCAATATTGGGATTATTACCATCGTCACCGCCGTAGAGGCCTAATTTTTCATAGGCTTCAACTGATTCACAACTGTGGCGATAAGTAATAAAAGATGTCAAGGCATTAATATACGTGTTGCGCAATGTCGTTGAAGATGATCCAGACAAAGTAGAAGTGCCTGTATCATAATGAACGCCATTGGCCGTATAAGCCTTGGCATAGGTCTCTTTCTTGCGTAAACGCTGAATTTCAACAGCGTATTCCGAAGGGAACGAGCGATTAAGTGCACCAGCCCAAGCATCATCGAAAAAATCAGAAACTGTGGCATCAAGCTTTGAATAATCAGACAAAGCGAGATACTCAGCATTGATTGTTTTAAGATGAAGCTGAAGAGCGGTTTCGGTGGGGTGTTTACCAAACGCATACCAGTGTTGTTTCTTAAAGATAACATCACCGAGCGCTTTCATATATTGTCCATAGCGAAAATTATGTTCCATAGGGCAAGTAGATATGTTTCGCGGATCAGTAATCTTAGGCATTGACTCGGCTTTTTGAAAAGCTTTGACAAACCAAGAACGATCGCAAAACATAGTATCCTTGATCCTCTCAATAAGTGCACGTTGAGTAGGACGTGTCATCTTAGAGTACATATATTCGTAATCATAAGGCACTATAGTGCCG